GTCTTTGTGCCTTCAACAGTGGCATTAGAAAGGACAAGCTGCAAAGTAGCATTATCAATTCTGGAGAAATTGCATGTACCAGAAGGCTGGTGTTCCTCAGGGCGAAGAGCAAAGGAATACACGTTAATACCTTCATCAGGGTTGCGTGTATGGCACTGGTAAGGTTGAACCCAAGAGAAGTAAGAACCTTCACGTTCAGAGAATCGGTCTTGGCCATTCAACTGGAGTTTGGCAGTGACAACAGGGTTCAAACCCCAACAATGCAAGTCAAGAGATGATTCGCAAAGCACAAATGTTCCAGCATCAGACACTGTGGAATTGTCCATGTGACCATTGGCAGCCAAATCCTTCAATTGGGCAAGCATAGAGCTGGACATTTCGGGAGAAGGAGGCACTGTGGGACCACCAAGGTTGGCTTGATTGTAAGGATTTTCAGGTCCATGCCAGTAACCGGTGAAACCAGCAGGAATGTCATAAGTATCCAATGCGCCAGCATCTTGGAACAATCCACGAGCATCAATGTAAGAACGAGAATCGGCTGCAAGGCCTTGGGGACCACCAAAGGCGTGAATGGCATTGGGAAGAGCATCAATAGCATCAGTATAATTGAAAGGCTGGGCACCTAACACCTTGAACAAAAGAGCATCACACACCAAAGAAGAGCAATAATCAACATTTTGATCAGATTGGACAACCCAAATCAACTCACGCACTGGGTGATTGAAATTGAGCTTAATCTTGTTGGAAGATGAACCAACAGATTCATCACCAGTGAATTGAAGTTGTGTGATTAAATATTCATGGGGATTTTGGGCAAAACGACGACGTTCATCAGTGTCCAAAAACACATAATCCACATACAAAGATGCGGCAACCAAAGATTGATTATAAGCGATGGCAGCAGGCACAGGGCGGCCGGCAGCATATTGGTTTGCGGCATAAGCAGGGGCTGCTGGGTTCAAATGTCCGGCATTTGAAGCAGCACCACTGTTGCAACTCAATGTTGTCACAGCCCACAAACATTCATCAATAGGGCGAATATCAAGGTTAATCTTGACTTCATGGTACTGAAGAGCAATCAAAGGCAATGCAAGACCGGGATTTGTGCAAAACCAAAATTGGAGGGGCACGTATAAAGTTGTCTCAGGAAGAGCATTACGAGGGGCACACACTTGACGAGGAGCCAAAGAGTCACAAGGACCATCAACTTCAGAAAAGGAAGGGTCTGTGATAAATGTCAATTGGGTGGTATTACCAATCATCTTGAAATAACCACGTTGCTGTTCAGCAGTCATTGTAAGCTGATTCCAGATATGCATCCAGTCACCATATTGTCTGTCGATGCGTTGACCACCAATTTCAACTTCAACCTGAGCAATCAATTGTTCTCCAGGGAAATCCAACCAACGGGCATAAACGCCGGAACCAACACCCGAAGAGAATGCTGCGACGCCCATAAGTTGATTAATTTCAGGCAAAGTCACTTGCAGATAAGTGCGGTATGCCAAGTCGCCGTTGCGACTGATGGTACATTGAACGCGACGACCGAAATCGGCTTGTCCATTGAAAGTTTGTTCAATAGATTCAATAGCAAAGTTGGTATATCTGCGATAAGTAACTTTCCAGAAAGTAATTTGAGGATTACCAGTAAGGTAAACATCTTGAGCTCCGTAAGCCACGAGTTGCATAAGTCCGCCTCCCATTTGATATATTCCCTAAAGAAAAAAAAATGTTAAATTAAATTAATTGTTATAATTAATTTAATTATATACCTACTAAATTACGATAATAAATTATTAATATAGGAAGTCACCCTTCATAAATATGCCCAAATATATTTTTTAATTGCCTTTTCGAACTTCCGACAAATTTCAAACAATTCGCTTCTGGATGTACAACGACCGCGTTGTAAAAACACATGAGAACATGTCCTACTATCATTTGAAATATATTACACATTTGAAATACCAACTTTTTGTGTTAAACAACTTAAATAATTTATGATTATAATAAATATATGATTATTTATTATACTGGAATTGGTTGTAATAAAACGGAACAACATACCGAACAGGAATTTTTGAATATTATGAATCGAGAATTCGCACATAAATTTTAGAGACACGAATTAGAACACATTCCAAGAGAACATCATTACCAACTTCAATTCAAAGATTGGATTTTACCTGACGATTTTATTTTTTTTACACTAACAGATTGGATAGAATATTCAGGTGCTGAAATATTAAACGGTTAACATCCAAAAGTTGATTAAGACAATAAGCGATTCATATCACTTTGTTCCTTCACGAACGTTCCCAAATATGCTTCATCAAAGATTTCTTTGCGATTTTCGTGGTTTTTGGTAAAAATATATGATTTGTTACGTTTTTTTATTGTCCAACCATTTTCTAAAGCAGTATTTAAAAATAACATTTTTTGAAATTTTATTTTATCTATTTCGATTTGATTAACATTTACCTTTACATCCACATCCATTTGCTATTATGTTATGTTATTATTTATTGATATTTTAAACTTAATTATCCTTAACTTCATCAAAAATTATATTAATCTTCTTTTTTTCCAAATGGGTCATTCACAAGAGAAGATTGTCCATAATCTGTTTTACCAACCACAACTGTATCGGTATTAAATAACTCGGTATGAATATCTGCAACAGATAAATTTTCGTCAGATGTTGTTAAAGATGATTCTTGAGTGTTAACACCAACTCCAATTAAATTACCGTCACTATCAATATCTTGAGTAATTTTATTGCCAAATTTCTCAGCATTTTGTTTATTATCTTCAACTGCTTTTTCCTTTGATTCTTTAACACGTTGGTCAAATGCAACTTTTGAAGCCGCTTCATTTGTGCGTTTTTCTTTAACTAACTGATTCAATTCTTCTTCTAAATATTCTACACGACCAGTTTTATACGCTTCAGGCTCCCATGGCAACCACGTACCTATTGGTCCTACAAATATATCAAATGATGAATCGGTTTCACGTAACAACTTAGCTCTAAGTTCTGCTTCTTCTTGTGATTCAAAATTACCCCCTGCCTTGAACCCTCTTGTAGAAGTCTGAAAACTATGTTTGGCATTAAACAGCTTTTGCATCTTATCTTCCTCTTTATCTAAAAATGTTTTGAAATCATCCTCTATAGACGACTTAATAATTTCCTCACGTTCATCTTTAACAAAAGTTTCAAAGTCTTTCATAATATCTTCAAATGTCAATTTGTATTTGAATGCGATAAAATTTAGGAATTGATGGAACTTTTCCATAGATTTATTCATTTCCCAAGTCTTTAGGAATTCTTGAAAATAAAACATATCTTTTTGTTTAATTATGTTTTCAGGAGAAATAAATGAAAATACGCCAAAATTCTGCCCCGCAATTTGCTTATCAACTTCCAATAAATCAACATATTTTGGGTTGGGTGCGCCATTTTTCTTATTTTTGCGCTCAAAATGTAGTTTCTTTGAACCTGCTCCACCCATTTCACCATTAACTTTCTTTGAACCTGTACTACTCATTAATATAGATTAGTGTAATCGTACATTTAAGTTTAAATTTATACATTATATTTTTTTCTTATTTTATATAAATGGCAGCCCCCATATTTGACGTTGTTGAACTCATCAAAAGAGTTATTAAATATTTAATTGAAGGATTAATGGTAGCAATTGCAGCATTTGCTATCCCAAAACGTACTTTAAATATTGAAGAAATTGCACTAATTGCTTTAACAGCAGCAGCTACATTTGCAATATTAGACACATATATCCCTGCCATGGGAGTAAGTGCAAGAAGCGGAGCCGGATTCGGAATTGGAGCCAATTTAGTTGGGTTTCCTGGAGGACTTTAAATCGCATTTTATTTATTACGACACAATTGTGGTATGATTCTGTTACCTTTAAGCTTGTAAACACCAATTGGAGTTTGGAAGGTTGTGAAAATTGTTTTCATATTATACTATATATATGAACAATAGATACAATATATTATCTTCAACCTCCGGAAATAAAACACTAAACTCGATGATCTTTAGTGGAAATAATATTGGAAATTACAATCGAATATATGCATTCGACAAATTACATCCTAAGCCCAGTTTGTATTATTATATTCAAGCAAATGAATTTATTAATAATACAATTACCATTCCAACATCAAATTCTGTTTCAGGTTCAACTAATTCATCACTTTATTTTGCCGGAAGAACAACCGTATATAATATAAACAACCGACCATGTGGAACTTGTGGAGCTTCATTTTTGAATATTCAAAGTTCTACCGATGTAAACGAAACACTACCATCCAATATATATACCCAAATTAATAATAATTTGAGTATAGATAATGGACTAATACTTTCTTGGCTAACTCCAACAAATCCAATTAATTTGGAAATAGATAGTGTATTAAACTCTATGATAACAGAATGTATAGTAACGTCTACTATTAAAATAGGTGTAAATCCATATTATGGTCAAACGTTTAATATGATTGTTGCTAACAATAGCGGTAAAATAAGTTTTACATTAACACCTCGGGAATTGCGATAACGAAAGATTATTTTAACATGAGTTTTGAAATGGTTCAGTGTATAACCCCAAAGTGAGGTAAAGTTTACGAAATATCTACACTGTTGGTATAAATTCCCAATTCAATTCAACACACATACGCTTCCACGTTTCGTCTTGTTCAATCAACTTTTCTCTATCTTTTAATAATGGAATTTCCGACAAATATTCTCGTTCGTCTAATAATTCACAAAATTTAAATAATACATAATAATAATTCAAAAAATTTACACGGTAATCTGGACATCTTTTCGCATAAGGGGCTTGGGTTTCCATAAATAAATTACATAACACTTCTTCCAATTCAGGACTGAATACTGGAGGAGAAATTCCTAACTTATTTTTAATAAACGCAATGTGCTCGTAATATTTATTAAGACCTAACTTTTTCAAAATTTCTTTAGTTTTATAATGCGTCAAGTGGGTTAAATTAATACGTTCTTTCTTTATTTGTTGTGTTATTTGATCTATAACATCTTGAGGTATTTGTGTCGTTTCTTTTCCTTGAAATTGTGCCAATATTTCCTTAAAATGATTTATTTTTTTATAGGCATAAAAACATACTTCTTTTGGAGGCTCTTTATATGACGGTTTTTCATTTTCAATCAAATATGGTACACTTACCGCGCATATATTACAAATTAAAACCCCCTCATCCTCTAATGGTATTAATTCTCCTTTATGACAACTTTGACAAACATTTGTCGAACATACAAATGAACTCATATCTAAAAATCCTTCATCAACATTATTTAAATATTTTTGCACAATGTTTTTATTACGCGTTTCACTCATATTAGACTCATTGTTCGCAGCATCATTTATTACAGGTTTATTTATTTTAAAAATATTAAAAACTAATTGATTTTTTGTAGTTATATTACCTGAAGAAGCTGAACTCTGTTCAGCACTACCAATATCTTTTTTATTTTCAAAATATTCAAAAATAAATTTTGAATTGTCAAGCAAGTAATTTGTTTTTTCATCTTTTAATTCTTTAATCGTTTTATTTATTGTTTTAATACGATCTTTCACGTCCATATATTCGTCAATTGACATAGCGCTCGACGACAATTGCGTTTTTAACACAGCCTTTTCACTTTTTAATTCAGGTATTGTTTTGTGTTCAGACTCGATAAATTGATTCAAATAATCATTATGTTTACCGTCTAACGTATTCAAATATTTTTTGAATATTTTAATTTTTTTGGTCGCTTTTGGCTTAAAAGATGGCATTATATTATTATACATCTTTATTGATAATAAACTTTTAATTACTAATTTATAAAAAATATATATTTTAATATAATATATATTTTATTGCAATTTAGGTTGTAAGTTACCATTTACTCTTTTTAACAGCTATTTTTGGAGCATTACCACGTTTTTTTACATTATTCGGATCATATTGCTCACCATTATCTGTATCATCCAATTGTTTTGACAATTCCCAAAATTCTTTTGCGCCTAAATGGAAATCATTATGGGGTTCAGCTTTATACCAAAATACTTGATCTTGAAGCTTATTAGATTTTGCATTGTTATTAATAACTAAACATTCAAAATTTTCAGTACATTGGTCCATCACTTGACCAAAAGCTTCAAGCGTTGCAAACATTCCAGCATAGTTTTCGTAAATTCGCTTCCTATTTGAAGGATAATTTTCTCTCAAAATAAATACATAATCTATATTTGTTCGAAGAATAGGCGGAATACCCAATGGATATTGCATGGTTATGATTAACATCACTTTCCAATGACGACCATTCATAAATAATAAGCGCATCATCTTATCCCTTGCCCATGTATTGTCAAACAAGCAATCATCTAATATCACAAATGTTCTTGGATCAATAGTACTGCGTTTAAATTGCTCTATTTCATGTTTTATTTGCTTCAATACCTGACGCTGCCTTTTCAAAATATTCTCGATAATTGCTGTATTATATTCATTGTGGATAAATAATTTTGGAACTAATTTTCCATAAAATCCATTACCTTCTTCTGTACCTGAAATTACTGTACCAATTGGAATGTCTTGATGATAATATAATAAATCTTTCACTAAAAATGACTTTCCCGTGTCACGTCTTCCAATTAAAACTACAACTGGACCTTTTGCCTCATTTGGTTTGAAACTTATGGATTTCATATCGAATTTTTGCAGTTCTAAATTCATTATAATTTACACATATATTTTTACATATTGTTTTACGCAAGTCGCAATCATTCTAAATACAATCAATCTTCAATCTTGGAGTGAAATGGTGAAATAATTTCTAATATATCATTAAGCAATTGTGTTGCATGTTCTATTTTTTTTGAATTTTCTGAACAAAGTTCTTTAATCACATTAATTTCAAGGGCGTTTTCTTTAATATTTTCCCCATTATTTGCGATGCTCGCTAAATTTGTTCTTATATCTGTAGCAATATTTGAAAGTCCAGAAGCCGTTGAACGGGTTGTTGTAGCGATATTTGACAGACCAGTCGCATTTGAACGTACTACTGAACCAATACTCGATAAAGAAATTGTATTCGTCCGAGCTATTTCTCCAATATTTGCAATACTTAATGTATTTTGATTAATAATATTGTCATTTTTAGAAATCGTAGCAACACTATCTTGAATTACTGACGTATTATTTGTTATTGTTTCTTTAAGCTCAGTAATATTATTTTCATTAATACCAACGCCATTTTGGGCATTGTTTGTGTTTATATCAGAAGTTATTTCGTTTAATACACCCTTAATAGTTGCATAGTTGTTCTCAATTGTACTTGTGTTAGTTGTAATTGCTTCAATAATCAAACTATCGTCATATGTATTTTTATTAGATTCAATATTGGTTACATTTTGGTTAGTTCGTATTATCTCTCCAAGTGAACTCAATGCCAATGAGTTTTCCTTTATTATTGAACCATTATATGCAATACCGACAGCATTTGCCCTTATCATTGAACTGTTATTAGATATCAATGTTTCATTTGATTTAATGGTCGAAGTATTTGCGACAACCCCTGAAACAGCTTCCTCAATTAATGTTTTATTTTCAAGAACATTTGTCGAAAGGTTATTAATCATTGTTCCAGTCGTAGCAACTACTGATGTATTTTCAGTAATTAATTCTGTATTATTTGAAATTCCAATTGCATTTTTTTCAGAAATTAATGTAATATTACCAATTTTTGATGTATTTTCCTTAATTATTGTCTCATTATTTGTAATTTTTTCGCTAACTGTCTTAAGTATTGTTCCGTTGTTAGCAATTGATTCTGCATTCGACATAATAGCTACATTATTATCATAAATACCAGTAGCATTTGCCTCAATTGTATCGACAATATTATCAGCTACAGTAATTTTACTCGTCGTATCTATATTATTTCTATACTGTCTAAATTTTTTCCCCGATCTAGATTCATTAAGTGAAACTGGCTTTATTCTTTTTAACATAAAATAACTCATATTATAATAATATATTCAAATATTTTAATTATAATTTAATTTAATCAAAAGAACAATAAGTTAAAAAGTTAGTTTATTAATAATAATAATTTTTAATAATCAATGAGTATTGTCATCAATTATACAAAACGTAAAAATACCGTACTGTTTAGTAAATTAGAAAACGCAACTAACAATTTTCATGTATCTAATTGCCAAAATTATATTCCAATTTATACACGGTTTTTCTCACTAAATTCCACTAATTGGAATTCAATAAATCTAAATAATACATGGTCTATGATTGATTTTAAACTAAAAAACAGCGATATTTCTGAACAATCTTTTAATTGTAAACTTAAGCATATTTCAGAAGAAAAAAATGAAACAATATTTAGACAAGCATTTATTAAATCTGCACCATTATTGGACCCATTAAAATATATTGTCGGAAAATATAATTATACTGACCCTAATTTATTTAAATTACCCAGCATAGAAAATAATGAAAATGTTCAACCCAGATTGTATGATACAAATAATACATCATATATCGACGGCTTTTTTTATTTTTTATCAAGCAATCTATTACACCAACATAATTTCATACACGGAGTTGATTACTATGGTTCATTTTTAGGGCTTAAACACGATTATAAACTAAACATTATTGACGACATTGATTATCTTATACAATCTGATTTTTTCATTAACCATAAACAAGAATTATTTGAAGTTGAAGATTATTCGCATTTAATTGAACAACCCATCATCAAACAACCTATTAAAATATTCGACGAAAATACTACGGACGAACCATTAGTAGGAGTTGATTCAATCGACGAAACTATATTTGAAGAAATTTTTACCCCTACGACACCAAATGAACCTATGTCACTCGACGATATAAAATCTCATGGACTTGATTTGGTTGATATCACTAATTCGGGCTTATTTACTATTAAACAAAATAGCACCCCTTTTCAAACTGACACAAAACAATCACATTCAACATGTTCTTCTCGAACATCTCATACAAATGATAGTGAAAATACAAATAAAACCAGTGAATCTAATTGCACTGACGATTTAGATGAAGATGAAGAAGAAGAAGAAATCGAATCAAATTGGGATTCAACTGAATCCTGCACAGAAGAAACATTATTTCTCACGATTCCCAAGTTTCCGGTTCAAGTAATTTGCATCGAAAAATGCGAAAATACGCTCGACCATCTATTATTAACCGAAGATTTATCATCTGATGCATGGATTGCCGCCCTCATGCAAATAATAATGATGTTGTTAGTATATCAAAAAACATTTTCATTAACGCATAATGATTTACACACAAACAATATCATGTATGTTACCACTTCTTTACCATATTTATATTATACATATAACAAACATACTTATAAAGTTCCAACTTTCGGAAAAATATACAAAATAATTGATTTTGGACGCGCAATTTATAAGTTTAAAGGCAATATTTTTTGCAGTAATAGCTTCGAAAATGGAGGAGATGCCGCAACCCAATACAACACTGAACCATATTTTAACGATAAAAAACCACGATTAGAACCTAATTTTAGTTTCGATTTATGCCGTTTAGCATGTTCGATGTTCGATTATGTTATTAATGATTTCGAACAATTAAAAACACTTGAAATTACAGAACCACATATTAAAATTATCGTCGATTGGTGTATTGATGATAACGGAATTAATGTATTATATAAAAATAATGGCGCCGAACGATATCCTGATTTCAAATTATATAAGATGATTGCACGTTGTGTTCATAATCATTTACCGGAAACACAGCTTGAACGCGACGAATTCAAACAATTTATCGTCAATCCTACCAATATTCCTACAAACCAAAATATAACTAACATTAATAATTTCCCTAGCTATTGTTAAGAACTACGAACATCGTTAAACATCGTTAAATGATATATTTAATTATATTCAAATATATCACAGAATGGATTATGGATTTATAATGACACGTCACGTCAATTCAGAACAGGCGAATAAATATTGGAATCAAAATGTCAAATTACTACGCACTTATTACCCAACACAGCAAATTATCATTATCGATGATAATAGTAATTCAAAATTTTTGAAATCTGACCATGACTATAACAATTTAATAATCATTCAAAGCGAATATCACGGCAGAGGAGAATTATTGCCATATGTTTATTATATTAAACACAAATGGTTCAAAAATGCGGTGATTATTCACGACAGTGTTTTTATTCATAAACGAATTGCATTTGAGCGTATTAACACCCCAGTGATACCGTTATGGCATGCACCCTATGACCAAGAACAATTACCAAATTCATTAAGAATTGCATCAGCACTAACGAATAATAATAAACTTGAATATGTACTACAACCCAATGTAGTCCAGATGCTAAGTATAACAAAGCAATCAATCGATATATGTTTTGGTTGCCAATGCTTTATTAATCTTGAATTTTTATTGGCTTTACAAGCAAAATATAATATTACAAATCTTGTACATGTTATACATAATAGGACAGATAGATGCACATTAGAAAGAATTATGGGAGCAATATTTTTTTTAGAATGCACACAGTTAAAAAATCATCATTCCATATTTGGAAATATATTTAAATTCCCAAATGCTTGGAAATATACATGGGACAAATATATGCAAGATTTATCGAAAGGATATGTGCCAAATGCATTAGTTAAAGTTTGGACTGGACGTTAAACTAAAATGACGGATTATCAGTAAATGCAACTGGCACTGTTTTTAACTCGATTTCATCAATTACAGGAGACAACTGCTCAATTAATAACACCCCAGCTATTACACAACTATATACTAACAACATATCTCGTACAAGAAATTTTAAGGGCTTTACTTCTTTCTCAATAAATTTCATTTCAATAAATTTTCCTATACAAAAAATTATGGATATTATAGCCGCTGTCAAAAATATATTATTCATTATAATATATTTTTATAATTCAAAATTATTTATATAACGCATTTTATGCTAAAATTTCAATCTCATCTAAATCCATATCATTATTTAATCGCACATTATTTTGATTAATATCGTGAATATCTAATATATCTAATGTAATGTCTTCTGGAGATATATTTAACTTATCACAATCATCATCATCTTCGTCCGATTTACGTTGTTGATTTCGCAAATTACTTAATTCTTCTAATCGTTCAATTGATTTTGGAGCACTTATCAACTCTTGTGAACCAGTATCGCTTAAAACCGCATCCATGTCATTAAATTTCAAACCGGAATCTACTGTATTACTTCCTCCTTCACTTATAATTTCATCTATTTTTTTTTCATCTGTTTTTGTCACAGGAGCTACAGGAGCTACAGGAGCTACAGGAGCTACGATAATTTCTTCTTTTATTTCTTCACTAACATCCTCTTCGGTTGTTTCATCCATATAGGCTCTTAATATTGTTTCAACAGGGATACTATCTCTAACAGCATTTAAAATACTTTCTTGAACAATTGTTTCCAATTCTCTATTATTGCGCTGGACCTGTAATGGTGCTACATTTAATTCAAACAAATAAGTATTTTTATATATCTTTCTTGCTACATTAATATATGATTTATGTATAAAATCGCCTAATTTTGGAATATCAATATCAATTTTTTTCTGCGTTTGCCCTACACGAATTGCTGTTAATAATTTCAATTGAATAATATGAATGCATGATACTAAATCCTCTAAATATTTGCAATGACTTCTTTCAATAATTCTTTCACACTCACTTTCTATAATAGTATTACTCCATTTTGGAATGCGAGCAATCAGATTTTGAAAAGTCATCAGATATTTATCCATTTCATTGTTATCTTTACATAACTTATAAGACTCATCAAAAATTGATTTAAACCCTTCGATAATTAACGGCGTTAATATAGTCAACAAACGGGCACCCCACTCGTTTTTTGATTCATGTAACGAGCTTACATTAAAGTCATCCATAATAAAATATTATAATCTTTTAAAATACCATATTTGAACTAATTTGCAAAATTAAATAATATTATACAAATGTTAAATTTTCTAAACATACAACATTATCTAAAAATACAAAATTTATTATGAACATCAGCAACAATTTTTCATTTCTAAAATCCTTTTTCACCTTACTAAATGCTATCAGGCATTCATAACGTTTATCCTCTGTTAAATCAAAACAATTATTCTCCAATAATTTTATTAAATCCAAAGAACTATATGATTTTTCGTACAATTTTGACACTAAAGCTATCAGCATTTCTTCACTCAATGTTTTCATTTGTTTACCATTTAACTCCTTCTTTAACCAATCCATTCGTACAGATTTTATGTCTGTTAGTTTAAATATTTTTTCGAGATTGTGCTTGTATAAATTTATAGATTTGTTGTTAATTTCTGGCTCAGATATATACAACTCACAAAAACGAGATAAAATCGGACGTAATAATTTTGACTTATCTTCTACAACAATGAAAAAACGAGTATTATGGCAAAATAACTCAATACACCGTCTTAATGCAGACTGGGCATCCATTGTTAGTTTATCTCCATTAAGCAATATAATACTTTTAAATGTATTTCCACCATTAGAATTTATATGTGTTTTAGCAAAAAATTTTAAATCATCACGAATAAACTTTATACCTTTACCATGAGCACAATTCACATACATTACATAATTATTTATTGTTATCTTGTTATTATCATAAATCATCGAAATAAATTCGTTCACAATTGTGCTTTTCCCCGACCCAGATGGTCCATTAAAAATAATATTAGGAATTTTATGCATTTTATGAAAATATTGTAACTTATCTTTAATATTTTGATGAATATTAAGCATGATGCTTGGTTATTTATATTTAAAATATAGTTTTTAAATACAAATATAACTTATTAGATTAAACTACAATTTATGCAAAGGAGTCGGAAATTGCTACTGGAAAAGATTGAGCATAAGAAATATCAGTACTATCGTCATTTGCCTTTTGACTTGCATGAGAATTAGCAGTGAAGACGCATAAAATCTTGTCTTGAGTTTCCAATGGACATTCAGTGAGTGTCACGACTTCCACCCCAGTATTGAGATATATTATATCCGCTGCTGTTACCGAACTTAAATCAAGTGTAATGATATTAGAACCATGAACTATTGTGGTTGTACTGTTATTATTAACAAAAGTTTGAAACGATGCGCTTTTCCAATAAATATTTGTAATAACACCATTACTGGCAATATGTACATCAACTACCGCACGACCAGTGTTAACTGCTCCTCCAACGGCTGTCACAACACAATCAGTAAATGATGCAACATTTGTAAACCCACCTGTTATGGCTGCGCCAGTCGTTAATGCATCTAAACCTGTTATTGTACCATCGATAAAAGTCAATGCAGCATCATTAGCAGCAGGGG